TCTACTCATTTTTGGTTGATCTTGAGGACCTCTCTGAGAATCTCTAAGAAAATTCTGATACATATTAATCATTTGTAAATCAGAAGATTCTGATAACGTAATAACATTATCTAAATTAACAATAAATATATCTTCTTTTGTTGTTTTTAACCAGGGTTCTACTTTATATCCAACAATACCGCCCTTTGCTTTAATTTCAGATATAACAATAGGATTATGAATAATTAACATTGTCCTACCTTCTTCTTCAGAAGCTGCTACTTTGGCATATATTTCTTCGCCAGATTTAAGTTTTAATGTTGCGTAAAAATCATCCTCGATCATATCTATTTCCTTAATTGTATTGTGATTATCTCATAATTAAAATTTTCTTCGTTGTAGATTTTAATTCGTTCTATGAAGTGATTTAATGTATAATTTCTTCTTTCATTCTTGGTACAATCATCAGCAATATCATATAAAGTTGCCTTTACTTTTCCATTACCTTTTCTGAGTACTCTACCAATTGACTGAAGGTTTCTAATGCGGGATTTGCTAGGCGACGCAAAAATGACGTTGTGCAACCGCTTAATGTTAATACCAGTAGAGAAAGTGCCATAAGATGCAACGATGATCGCATTATTTTCATTTTCAGTGATCTCTCTTACTACTTCTCTTTCTTCTGTATCAACACCTCCGTGAATGAAAAATACTTTTCTATCACTTCGCTTATTTGTATTTATCTTTTCATAAAGCACCGCACCGTGTGCTTCTACTCTAGAAAATAATACTAGAGTATTTCCTTTTAAATCTAAAGTTAAATTTGTTATAAACTTATTTCGTTGTTCATGCTCAATTAAATATAGAATTTCATCTTGATAAGTTTCGAATTTTTGAGATGGATGTTTTAATATAAGACATTGAATATCTAATTGAGAAAGATACCCCTCTTTCATCAATTCATCAGTTCTTGTTACTTTATAAGATGGACCAAATAATCCTTCTAATACCCATTTATGTGTTTGTGTTCCATCAAGTGTTCCCGTAAATCCATACCTATATTTTGCATGTTCTAATTTTGTCATTATAGATACTAATGACTTACTTTTAAATAAGTGAGCTTCATCACCTATTATTACATCATAATCTACAAAGAATTTACGTTCTAATTTATGTACAGATTGCCATGTAGTAATAGTAACAGGGAATTCATTAGTTTTTTCTTTACCAGAATATATACGATGACAATATGACTCAGCATCCCAACCATAATCCTGGAAATCTTTGTACATCTGCTCTACAAGAGATGTCGTCGGAACAACTAGTAATATTTTTTCGTGCTTATCTGTGTAGTATCTTACTAGAGCATAAATCATTAACGATTTGCCAGATGCAGTGGGAGATATCAATAGCTTTCTATTATGTCTTAATGCATCGTATACTCCCTGAATTTGGTATTTCCTGGGTGAATGACAACATATAGCATTCATATAATCTTTAACACCTTGATATGATATTCCCTCATTTATTTCAAAGGGAACTCCATAGTATTCATTATCTACAAATTTATATGAATAATCGTGTCTATTACAAAAAGCAATAATTTTATCTAACAATCCTACATATATCTGCTTCTTTCTTAAATCAAATAAGTGTATCTCTCCATTCCAATGTTTACTGCGGTATTGTGGCATAAATTTTGCTGACTCAACTTCAAAAGTGAAGTGGTCTCGCAATTCATATTGGATATGAGGTTCTGCTTCAATCTTTAAGAAGACCTCATTCGCCTTTTGTATAATAAGGTCACTCACATAGTTCCATCAATCTAATAATATTTATTAGAGATTTGAGAATCCTTTACGTTTAGTTTTTCTACTTTTCTTTTTTATATCAATTTTATTTTTAAATTCATCATTACTATAATCATAAGATTCTGATTCATTTTTGGCCTCCTTCAACATAGTACTATAATTTCCTTCCGAACCCATTCCAGTTGTATCATACCAAAGATTTCCTGCTATAGAAATACGAGTTCCATTATCCTTTTCAGGTTTTCCTGGTATATTAAAAAAGGGATATACTGTATGCCTCAATGATGCAGGGAAAAATACCATTTGCCCTTCAAATGCATCTGACAATCGATAAGCAAAATTTCTAATACCACCAAGCATATCAATATATTCAAATTCAAAGCAACCTACTTTTCTATCTTGTATTTTTGTTCCTTGAAATTGTTTTAATTCACTTTGTTCATCCCAATCATATGGAATTTTCATCCAAATAGCAAACGAATAAGCTCCTCCATGAAAATGATATGGATTAAATTCTCCTGGCTTTGAACAATTAACCCAAAATTCTGTAAGTCTAAGTGGAGATCCAGGAGACATTTGTACAAAATTTCTAACTGGATCACTTCCACCATTATTATTACGAAATAATTCTACTTGAGGAAGTACAATATTATCTTGAAAATAATTATCTTCATCAATAATTCCAAATTCTGTGCTAATATTTCCTGCTAATCGCTGTTTATAATCATCTTTTGCTACTTCACCTTTCTTAATTAATTTCCAAAGATATTTCATAACTTCAGGTGAAAGTTCTGTATGAATCCATCCATAATTAGGACCAGTTTGCCACCTTGATTGTCCAGCGGCCATATTAATATTAAGGTCAGTTCGGGTTTCAGTTTTATCGTCGGACCTTGTTCCACTCGTACCATCACCGGCAGTATAAAAATTCATTGCCATTATCCTAACCCCGAATTAAACTTCATAAACTCAATAGCATTTTTAATTTGAAAGGTCCTATTTTGAACAACCTTTAAAATACTCTCTATATACACTAACATTGTATCATAATAATCAATTTTTAGCGAGCTATTGGAAAGTTTTGTATCGGCATCCAAATACTTCTGCATAGTATCCTTATCCCTTATCTTCTTTGGAAAGGGGTTTTCTATATATACATCTGGATCTGCTTTCCCACTAAAATACTCATACCGTTCGTGACGGATATTTTTACGCTGTTGTTCAGCTTTTTTTCTTAAGAGGAATATTGTATTATATAACTCAAAGTACTTTGCATGTAGAGAGGGGATATTCAAAGACTCTTCATGTAGATTGTCTCTATCAATTTTTGAATCCTTTTCCCACATCTCTTGAATAGAATCAAGATTGAGGCTCATATTATGTTAAATTTTTATTTTCTAAATCAGTTATTCTGTAGATACTATACTTGAAACTTACGTCTGCTGTAAAGTATTCTACATCAGTATCAGTTGCATCGAAAGTGACAGTTGAAAGACTATAAGGAAAACAGTCACTGAATACTACTTGAAATTGTGGAACTAAACTACTACTTAGAATTTGTAAGGTAGCATCAGAGTATATGTCATCTCCAGACTGACCAAATTTAGTTTCAACTCCCAATACTGCAGTTTTTTCTAAATCACCAAATTCAGTTATTTTTTCTGGATACCCCAATCCACGAATCCAATTTTGAATCTCCATATAATTGACAAGATCTTCATCAACCAGAAATCTTAAATTAAGATCTCCAAATTGAATCTTATCGCCAGGAACATCAAGATTTTTTAAATATGTTGGTTGCTCTGCTATTCCAAGATCTAAAGATGGAATATTTGCTTGATTACAAAAGAAAGCAACAGCAGGACTTCTTCTCAGTGCAAATTTAAACCCAGTAGGGGCTAAAAAATTTCTATTTGTTATAGGAGTTCCTCTCCTTTCAGCAGGAGGCTTTCTCTTTGCAATTGCCATTTAATTTATTCAGTTATTACAGTAGCATTAACAAATCCACCATTTGTTCCATCGGGATTAGCTATTCTAGCATCTGCAGTTGCTTTAGATGAATATACTTTTCTATTAGCATATGTATTATCCCATTGCAACCCACCAACATAGTACACATCTCCTATGCCAGCATTAAGAGGAAGACCAGGTTTTTTTATATGGTAAGGCATTTTTCCTAGTTTTTAACTATTTAGACAAAAAAAGAGAGGTCCGAAGACCCCTCTGTAACTGTAGAAGATATAAACTTCTTTCTACATTAAGTTTTTAACAGAAACGCGACGATAGTAGCGGTTAGTGTTAATAGTAAGAGCACCTGATCCAACAGTTGCGCCTTCAGCGAATGGGTTTGCGACGATGCCGTAGCG